GACGCTTATTCAATCATTTTAGTGTTGAATAAAAATTATTGATGAATGGCAGAGTACAAAGGCAAAACTGTAACCTTAAATAAACCAAGGGCTCTTCGCAAAGGAGAGCCTGGGTATGGTAAAAAAAGAAAAGTAGTTTTTGTAAAAGGTTGTAGTAGCGAAAAAAGTAGAGTCAAAAGAATTACATTTGGTGATGCCAAACTTGGTATGCATAAAAACAACAAAGCAAGAAAAGCATCATACTGTGCTCGTAGCGGCGGTATGGGTGGCACGACTGACAGATGCAGTGCTAATTATTGGGCTAGAAAGGATTGGGACTGTTAAACGGTTGAATTATGTATCCGGTATATAACAAATTTTATTACAAACCTCTACCAGATTGTATTGAAGTGCAAAAGAGTCAAATAGAGGGACAAGGCTTGTTTGCCTTAGAGGACATAAATGCAGACTTTGATTTGGGTGTTTCTCATATTAAAGTTCCAATAATAGATGGTTATATCAGAACTGCTGTTGGCAGTTTTTTGAATCATGCAGATGATGCAAATTGTTTTTTAGTAGAAGAATTAGATTGGGACGATTATAGAGTTTATAATGTTTTCACTTTAAAAAAAATTAGCCAAGGTGAAGAACTTACGCTAAATTATCATTTAGATGGATTGAATTATGGCGAAGAAAGCAAAGAGTAAAGGTAAAAAGGACGCTTGCTATTACAAAGTTAAGGCAAGCGCAAAGGTCTGGCCCTCTGCTTATGCTAGTGGTAGATTAGTGCAATGTAGAAAAGTCGGAGCTGCTAATTATGGAAATAAATCAAGAACAAAAAAAGTGAACGGCGGTCCAGTTGTAAGGGGTCAAGGTATTGTAATGGCTCATAAGTTGAGATAATGGCAAAAAAAGAAACACTTAGAGATTGGTTTTCTAAAAATAAGGGCACAGGATGGGTCGATTGTAAGACTGGTAAACCTTGTGGTAGAAAAAAAAATGAAAAAAGAGGTTATCCAGCTTGTAGGCCAACTATGGCTCAGTGCAAAAAAGCTGGTGCTGCAAAAGCAATTAAGAAAAAAACTAGCTCTAAAAGAGTAAATTGGCAAAAAAAATCTAATGGAGGTCACATACGATCTACTCCTTCTATTAGAGGACAGGGAATTGTTATGGCAAATAGATTAAGGTAATATAAAATTATGACTAAATTAAAAAATCCAGAAAAAGCAGATCTAAATAAAGACAACAAGCTTTCTTCTTATGAGAAAAAAAGAGGAATGGCTATTGAAAGAGCCATGTCTAAGCAAAATCGTGCTAAACTAAAAAGCGGTGGCATCATAGCAAATGGTTGTGGAGCCGTTATGAAGAATCGTAGAAAAGTTACTACGATACGATAGGAGATAAAAAAATGTTTAAGAGAACTAAATATTATGCTCAAGGCGGCGGGGTTAAAGGAAGAAAATACGCTGCTAATGGCGGTGGTATGAAGAAAACTAAATATATGGCTGGTGGTGGGGCTAATAAAGGCTCTAAATATATGGCTGCTGGCGGTGGCATGAAAAGATCAAAGTATGCATCTGGAATGGGAGCAAACAAAAAGTCTAAATATAGAGCAAAAGGCGGAGCAAAATAATTAAGACATAAGGGGGAACTATGTCATATTTAATTTCCAACATACCGCAGTTTAAATGTTGGGTTCGTAGAGAATTTACTGCAAATCATCAAAACTATCACGGTGAATACCTGCACGCATTAGCTTTTGCAGTTAACACTATTCCAGATAGATCATTATCATTTCAAGTTGTCTTTACAGGTTGCGAAACTGACTTTGATGGCTATCCAGACGAAAACGTACACGGTGGAGCTATGTGGGCAAGAATGCCGATAGAAGCACTTGTAGCTGACATAAAGCTAGATGAATGGCCAAAACCTATGGAGGATCATTTGGCGCAACCTTGGGATTGTCTAAGTCATCATCATTCTGTTGTTGTTTTAGATAGAGTAAGCTCATCACCTTGGATATGTAAAATCGGCGGTGAGTTTTATACTGGTAGATATATGTTTACCGTAGATTATACAGAGCATAGTATTGCTGATGATCCTGCACAACATAAACAAAGTCATGTGCTATACTTAACGGACGCTGGTGAATATACTGGTAATTTTGTAGCTTTACCTAACAATAGAGTAAGGGCCACAAATCCAGCTTTATGGCGTACTGGAGAGGGTCCACCAGATTTTTCTCCTAGCCAATATATACACTCAGCTGAAAAACATGAGAGTTATATGGATCCAGATATAACATTTGATAATCTATATAGCCAGGGAGATAAAGAATAATGTCAGAATTAAGTGTAGCGGCAAAAAGAAAACTCATAAAAGAACTCAAAGGTGCGTCTAAGTTACATGCTAAGCAAGCTAGACAAATCGAAAGATCTTTAAACAAAGCTAAAAAGAAAAAGTAATGGCTTTATCAGGAAGCACAAACTTTGAACCTAATATAACAGAGTTTATAGAAGAAGCTTATGAGAGGTGCGGTTTAGAGTTACGTACAGGATATGATCTAAAATCTGGTATTAGATCAGCAAACTTAATGTTAGCAGAATGGGCAAACAGAGGTTTGAATCAATGGACTATAGAGCAGGCTACACAAACAGTGACAGAGGGCACAACCAGTTATTCACTCAACAGTAATGTAATTGATCTTTTGGATGTTGTTCTACGTAGAACAGTTAATGATACGCAAACTGATATAAGTATGAACAGAATTAGTCGTTCTGAGTATATAAATATTCCAAATAAAAATTCCAAAGCTAGACCCTCACAATTCTTTTTAGATAAGCTAAGCACGCCATCTCTAAAAATATGGCCAGCACCTGAAAACTCTACTGATGTACTAGTTTTTAATAAGTTAGTAAGGATGGATGATGCTGATACGGGTTCTAATACTATGGATATGCCATTTAGATTCTATCCTTGTTTTGCTGCTGGGCTTGCATATTACATTTCACAAAAAAGGGCACCACAACTAACTGCTCAACTTAAATCTTTATACGAAGAAGAATTTAGAAGAGCTGCTGATCAAGATGAAGATAGAGCATCTTTTCAAATCAGGCCTAGACTTAGAGTTCTTTAATGGCATACGCAACAGGTAAGTTTGCAAGAGCGTTATGTGACAGATGTGGTTTTGAATACAAACTCTTAGAATTAAGAGAAGAATGGAATGGTTTAAAAGTATGTCACAGTTGTTATGAACCAAAACATCCACAATTAGAACCTCTTAGAGCTACTGCTGATCCAGAATCTTTATACAGACCAAGACCAAACAACGATCACGAGGTAGGTGAGGGTTTTGTAGTTGTTGTAAACAGTGATATTTTTAAATATAGCACCTTAAATCCTTCAACTATAGGTAGTAACTTTACCGTTAGTGAAATGACAGGAGCTGTTGGCGAGGTTACAATACAAATAACATGACATTAGCAGAATTAAAAACATTAATACAAAACTATACTGAGAATACAGAGACTACTTTTGTAAACAGCTTAGATGATTTTATAAAAAACGCTGAAAATAGAATATTTGATTTAGTACAGTTTGATTACTTTAGAAAAAACGTAACTGGTTCTTTGACTACAGGTAACACTTATCTAACAACTCCAACTGACTATCAATTAAGTTTTTCTTTGGCTGTAGTTGATAGTAATGGTGATTATCATTACTTAGATAAGAAACATCCTACATTTATGCGTGAGTTCTCTGTAGACCCTACAGATTCAACGCTTCGAGGACTACCTAAGTATTACGCAGATTTTGATAAAGAGCTGTCTACAGCATCTAATAATGGTTCTACTGTAATTGTTAGTCCTGTACCTGATGCAAACTATACTGTAGAGCTACATTATTTGTACAAACCCAATTCACTGGTTACTGATACAACTGGCACCTGGCTATCTAATAATGCTAGGAATGCCTTGTTGTACGGTAGTTTAATTGAAGCTTATATATTTATGAAGGGGGAACAAGATCTTCTACAAGCTTATGAGCAAAGATTTGCTTCATCTATAAATAGATTGAAAAATAGAGCAGAAGCAAGAGGTAGAAGAGATGAATATCGATACGACTCGTTGAGGACTTCGGTATCTTAAAACATTATGGAAAAAATCGAAAGCTTGAAAGGGGCGACTATTGCTATAGTCGGTATGGGAAAAAGCTGGT